TCGCTCATAGACACAGCGGTGTACCCGTTGTTGATGTTGATCGTCACCAGCCTGGCAGAGTTAGCGACATCTGTTCCGTTTTTGCGGAACCACAGCCAAACCGTCTTGGCGCTGCTGCTGCTGCTGCTGATCTGAACGGTGGCGTCAAACTGGTACAGGCCCGATTGCACCACCACAATGCGCGACGCCGGCGATCCGATGCTGATGCCCTCAGAGATGTCGGAGTTGTCGAACGTCAGCGCGTAAGCCGTGTTGATGACTGCGGGCGATTGGTCGCTGGTCTTGGTGAACTCGCCGTAATACTTCTGCTGCTCAATTGTCGGCCGCACGAAGATGTCGCCCGCCGTTGCGCTATCTACCAGCACCGCAGCGATTGGAATCACGTTGTCCGGCGCGGTGGGCTTGACGTTGGTGAACCCGCCGGCTACCGTCGGGCTGGCGTACAGCACGTCGCCCACGCTGAACGCGCTGGTGTTGATGCCGCTGACGTTGCCCCACACGCAGCACAGGCCCGTGGCGCCGCTGTCGGGAAGTTCTTCGGCCATCACGCCGAGGATGTACAGCGACGGCGACGAGCCGTCAGCCAAGTACGGGGCCACCGACAGCACGTTGTTAGCGCCCACGCCAACGAAACCGACCACGGAGCCCTTGGGAATCGTTGAGCCCGTCGTGTTTTCGACGACGGTGTACTGCGTCAGCGCGGCGTTCTCCGTCGCGTTCTGCAGCAACTGAAAGAACCGAAACCACGCGCGGGTTGTCAGCGCCCCCTGATCCACCAGCGGGTCGCGCTGCGAAGGTACGCGCGGTGCAAGCTGCACGTCAGGCGCTCGTCGGGGTAACGGACAGTTCCGCACCCATAATGGCAATCTTCACCGGGTCGCTTCCGCTGATCTCGTACACGCGATCTCGCAGTTTGGTCGTCATGCCCAGCCGCCGCCAGATGACGCGCTTGCCGTACTCGCCGAGTTTGCCCATGCTGGCCCAGTGCTCGTTGCTCCAGGTGTGTCCGCCGTCGTCGGACCAGCGGAGCATGGCGCGAGAAGTGCCAACATTGACTGTGCCGCTTATGTAAGCGTTGTATTTTGATGGGTTCGCAAACAGAATTTCTGTTACCGTAATTTGCAAATAATTTCTGACAGACTCAGAAACTGGATTGCCGGCGGCGTAGTTAAGGACTGTTGTAGCGTCCGCAAGAACGATTGTTCCGGTATTGTCTACGTCGCCCAGCATTCTTCCGTTGAACTTTTCGCCCATGATTGAAGATCCGGGCTGTGTTCCTGCTGCATATTGCAAAATGCCAAGTCCAAATGCAATCCAATTAATGCTTGCCGATGCTGTGTCAAAAAAAGCAGACGCCCCGGCCTCACAATCCAACTGCAACGCATGATGCGCCGTGCGCTTCAGCGTGTTCTGCCCCGTGGGCAGCGCGCGCCAAGAACGCAGCCAGCGCTGCTCATCGTTGCCGTCCTGATACACCTCGGGGTCAAACGCATAAACTTGCCCGTTTTCCCAATCCCCCACCAGCACCTGTCCAGCAAAGTTCGCCTGACAGTTGCTCCGGTGCCGCCGGTACTGCACGCCGTCCCAGTACGCCCGCTCATGCCACGCGCCAGTGGCAACGTCAAACACCCACGTAGCCTGCGCCGTCGGGAACACCAGCACGTAGAACGAGTGCCCGTCCTGCTGGTACGAGTAGCCAATGGCGTCGTTCAACACGCCGTACTGCTGAATTTGCCACTCAATGGCGTGCGTGCTGACGCGCTGGGCGTTGTAGCCTTGGTTGCGGTACACGATGCCGTTGCCGCGGGCGTCAGAGCCCAGCCAAAACACGGCGTTGTCCAGCTTGGCAACGCTGTACGGCGCAAGGCAACCGGTTTCCATAAACGCGCCCTCGATGCGCGCCAGCGGGAAGTCGGCTAGGCCGGCGTTGTACCAAACCTCAACAGTATTGTTGCCAAACAGCCAGACCTCGCGGTGGTCTACCATTAGCGACACGATGTTGTCGGGGTTGCCCTCAGCGCTGGCAAAGTCCAGTGGATCAATGGCAGTGCCGTCAAGCAGCGAGGTCACCCACACGCGCTGGCTGTTGGGCTCGTTAAATACAAAGTAACTGTCCAGATAGCCGACAGTGACCGCCCCCGGAAAATCAGGATCTGTGACCTGCGCGAACACGCCCGTGTTGGCGTTGTAGATGAACGCGCTGGGGTTGCAGGCCACGAACAACTGAATACCGTTGTCGGCCATGCTCACCGGCCCGCTGCCGTTAATCAGGCCAAGCTCAGTGACGGCAAAGTTGCCGTCCACGCGGTACAGCTTGCCGCCAGAAGCAACGTACAGGAAGTCCCCGAATTTCCACATCCCACGAATAGGGCCCTCGCCCACGGTCGCCACCAGACGAAGCCCCGGGCACCGCTGCAAAAACGCCGGTTCCTTGCCGCCCTCGGGCACAACCTCTGGAAACAGGTTGACCATGCGGTTCGCCGCAGCATTAACGCTGCGGGCGACGTAGGCCCCACCGAGGATAGGCGTCTTCACGGCGTGCCGGCGTAGATGTTGAACCGCTGCTGACGGCGGTTGATCAGGTTGTACGGCAGGCTCATGATGTCGTCAGCGAAATTGATCCGCTTCAGATCCCGCTTGGACGCCATCGCAATGCGCTGCACCGTCGGCGGTGGCTCAACGCCAAACTCGGCTGCAATCTCGCAGGCTAGGTTGTATTTGAAGCACCGCAGGTAGCCCGGCGGGAACGACAGCACCGTGTTCAGCGTGGCGGGTTGCGACAGTTCCTGCACCGAGACGAGGTGGAACTCCAGTTCCCGCGTGGGCACTGGGTACACCGTCATGGTGATGTTCGGCATCGTCATGTTCACCCACATGCTCTGCGGGTAGGTAGACGTCACCGTCTTCAGCGCAATGCCGTTGTACTGCTGCTGGTTGATGAACATCAGGCCGTAGCTGATGCCCGTCGTTGGATCGCGGAAATAGCAGGAGTCGTCCAGCAACACCGGGCGGTTGCCAACGAAGTCCCCGCTGGGGCCGAGCGTGCGTTCGTAGACGTTTGCAGGCCAGTTGAACACCTGATCCTGCGTGGAGAACACCGACAAACGCTCGATGCTCCACGAGTCCAGCATCTGGTTCAACGCTGCCAGCGCGTCCTGCGCTGTTTCGGCCGATGGGGTTTCGCCCTCGGCCAGTTGACCGATCAGCCGCAGTGCGGCGTAAATTTGGTCACCGGCTGTCGTGGACATGCTCGGGCTCCTTGCGACGGCGCCTTCCGAGCATATGGTTCATGGGAGCGGCATCGTTCCCCGGCTCGTCAGGCTCATCCGGAGTATAACGCCGCCACCCGTTTTGTTCGTCGTATTCCGCCTCGGCCTCCATCGTGGCGATCTTCTGGCCGTGGCGCGGGTGTTCCATGTAAATCAGGGGCACAGGTCGCCTCCAGGTTGCTGACGCAGGTACATGTGAAAGTTGCCCGGGTACGATTTGTCCGCGCTGTGGTGGTCAAGCTGCAGATCCGGCACCAGCCAGGCATTGCCGCCGCATTCTTCCCAGCGCCGGCAAAAAGCGTAGTCCTCGCCCCACCACAGGCCCTTGTGCGCGCCGTGGTTGAACAGATCCACGCTCATGCGGTATTTCTCGCCGTAGCACAGATCCGGGTAGGAGGCCATAAAACGGTCCACAGCGGCCGCAGTGACCTTGAGGAACCCTGCGGGCAGGAGTCGCGCTTTGATCGCGCCATCGGCCCGTACAACGGGTGTGCCGGCAGGCGTGCTGTGGATGGTGCCCATATAGGACACCTCGTCAGCCTTGAACCGATAGGTTCCGCCGACGACATCGCCCTCAGTGTTGATGAGGGTGAGCAGATCGGCTGGCCGCCAAGACAGGTCGTGGTCGATAAAGACGATTACGTCTGCCTTGGCGTCCAGCGCTTTGCGCAGCATGGTTGCCCGTGCCGCGCTGATGTACGGGTTGCCTACCTCGTTGACCATACCCTCGCCCCAACCAGCGGCTTTGATGAGGGGGATGGACGCCTCCAGACTGTCCAAGCACTGCTGGTACGGGCGTTTGATGGTCGGAACGCAGAAGACAACCTTGGCCATGTGTCAGTGACGGCTTACGCCGCGCCCTTCCACAGGCCAACGCCGGTCAGCGTTGCGCTGACTTCGGCGGCCCAGGCAGCGAGGTTGGAAGCCACGCTGATGTAGGACGACGCCGACACAACGGACGCAGCTTGGATGGCCGCGGCGCGCTGAGCAGCCGGCGTGGCGCCGTAGAAGCCCAGCGTGCCGGTGGCCGACGGTTGCAGAGCAACGGGCTGACCCGAGCGACCGACGTTCAGAGTTTCGGCGGTGTTGCCGTCGCCGATCTGTTCGCCGTCACCGATTTTCGGAGCTTCGAAAGTTTGAGCAGACATGATGTTCCTTTCCGCCGCTTATGCGGCACCCTTCCACAGGCCGAGGCCGGTGAGAGTGGCATTCACCTCGGCGGCCCACGCCGCAAGGTTGCTGCCGACAGTGATGTACGACGAGGCGCTGACGACAGAAGCCGCCTGCACCGCTGCCGCACGCTGAGTGATGGGCGTCGCGCCGTAGAACGCGATCTTGCCACCGGCACTGGGGAGTGCCCCCAGTGCGCAGTCGTCAAGATCTTGGTCCGTGTACGCAACACCAATGGGCTTGGTGAAGGACATGGTGGATCACCCCCAGAGACGGACGGCCATTTGCGGACGGATCACGCTGTAGCCGTACAGCACATCGATACGACACGGCATGCGGTCGTTGTTGATGTCGTACTGGCGGACGATCCGCATGCTGATCCCGTTGTGGACCTTGCGCGAGGCCATGTCC